GAACGATCCAAAGGTAGGAGAAATCTTTGTTCCTGCTATCGCTGCACTTGCGTTTATATCTGCATTAACTATCGTTCCATCTAATATCTTTGAACTTGTTACCGCACCAGTGTTTATAGCAATGGCTGTGCCATTACTTGATACTGTTACATCACCCTTGTTGCCGTCAGAAAAACCAGGACCTTGTGGACCTGCTGTTTTTACAGTGACAATTCTTGTCTCACCATTTACCGTAACTGTGTTTTTTGTAGTAGTAACATTTACAGAAGTCATGTTGTGTATCCTTCACTTACAGTAATGATACCCTCTAAATAGTATTCTTTTAACCCTGAAGAATCAGTTAATAAAACATCATAATATAAAAAATCCTGCGTAAATGTTCCCGTTTGTGTATCTGTAAGAGCTATAGAAATAGAACCAGCAGTTCTATCTGTATATGTAGTTGTAAAATCAGCAAACTTTGTGGTGCGACCTTTATTCCAAACCTGTGCTGCAACCGTAAATCCTGTTAAATTAATTGCATTATCATTACCATCTTTAAATAGTAAGGGAATACTATGATCTGATCTACGTTGTAGCGTAAAATTATACGTTCCAGGTTCTATTGCCATTTTTAGCCAGTAGCAACTGTCTCTTCTATCTTACTCTCTTCTGGTAAATCTAGTTTTCTTTCTGCGATAGATGCTTGTATTTGATATATTCTAATTTCACAATTTTTTACCACTTGTGCTGCTTGATTGTAGTTCTCTTGCATTGTTTTTAACTCTGTTTCAAGTTCAGTGATGCGTTCCTGTGCTTTGTCTGTTTGCATAATAAAAATAATAAAACCTATTTGTTTTTAATATAAGGTTTTAATTCATCAATGTCAAAAACATAGTTTTATTTATTATTACCAACCTAACAATGAAATATTATACGAAACCGCAATTCTATCTTCTTTTGATTCATTATTTGCTACTTCATGTAGTACATGAGAAGGAAACGTAATCATTTTTCCTTCTATTGGTGAGTATTTGAAAGATTCATATACATTTGTATCTAATTTAAATTTTTCTACATAACAATTAATTTCAGCATGTTTTTCAAAACAATTAGGATTTATAAATTTTAATTCTCCAGAATTATTAGATGCTTTTATCCAAAAAACTCCAGATATGTGTGAATTTGGATGTGTATGTAAAGTGTTATATGAATTTGGACTGTTAATCATAATCCAATATGTAATATTTACTTGTAAATTTTGTTTTAAAGTAGTAAATACAGATTGACCTATTCCATTTCTTAAATGTATTGAAATAGGATTTTCTTCATTTATATGATAGTCAGGAGAGTGCCAGCCACCTCTATTTGATCTGTATATAGTGTTTGGATGTAATTTTTTTTGTTGATAACAAAAATCAATTAATGCTTTTTGTTTAAAATCTTTTTTTTTAAAAGTATATTCGTGAAAAATTGATGGAAATAATAACCTTGCTTGATAATTTTTTGTCATAAAGTAATCCAGTTACGATCTTCAAAACTTTGTTTATGAGTACCATTTTCAGTATTAGTAAAAGGAAAACTTACAGAAAGTCTAGGTGTTAATGAAATGGCTTGATGTGGGTAATATTTTGGGATCCATATTGCATCTCCAGGTTCCATAACTACATCTAATATTGGATCTTCGTTACTCATATTTAATTTAATTTGTTTTTTAACTGAATAATCTTTTACTTTTTTCCAAACTTTAAAATTAGTTTTTCCTTCACATTGCACTATTACATTATGACTTAGATCAAAATGCACACCAAAAGGATGTTCTATTTTTGGATCACGACAAACATAAATATGTGTATCAGTATGACAATAATATTGATCTTCTAAATTACTGGCAAATTGATTTATTTGTTTAGTTGCTCTTGACATATCTACAAAATAAACAACCATTTCATCTAATAACGATCTTAAAAGAGAAGGAGGATAAGTATTTTTATCTTTCATCCAACCATGTGCATACCATTGAAAATTTCTTTTTTGAGGATCAAGTAGATGTACTCTTTTTTCAGTCATTAAAGGTCTTATATTTATAAGATGTGCAAGTTCCTCCCAAGAAAATAAATTAAAACAATAACCTTTTATATAATTAACTGAATATTTAAAATCTTTTAAATTACTAACCATACATATCTAAATCACCATTACCATTAATATCATAATTAGCCCCATCAAACTGCATAGCACTTGGAACTATCCATTTATTATCACTTTCATCACCAATTCCTGTACCAGCACTATTATAAGTCATTCCTATATTAACTCTAGTATCATCACCAATATCTATAGCAGTTTCGCCTGTTGATGGCGACCAAGTTTCAGTATTACCATCCCATAATATTATGTTAACAACAACATTTGAGGAGTTAACTATAGCGTATGTTTTTACCATAATTATTGTATATACTCCATTATATAAACAAAACCAGCAGTGCCAGATTGACCAGCTTGATCCGAAGGAGTTTCATTTCCAGTAGCACCTATACCATAAGTATGGTCATTATTGCCTGATCGACCACCTTTTCCGGGTTCTGAAGAACTGTTTTCACCTCCAGACCCAGACCTAGCCTGACCATTTTCACCGGGAAAATTAATACCGCCTTGGGCACTACCGCCAGACCCAGTTCCTGTACTAGCAGGGCAACCACCACCACCATGACCAACTACTTGTCCAGAACCTGTATAACTACCAGACGGCTGAAAAGCTGAATTTCCACCAGCACCGCCAGCACGAAATCCCTCTTCTGAAATACCGCCAGCACCACCACCTCCAACTAATACACTACCAGTAAATGATCCTGTTACATTATAATGCCCAACAACATATCCACCCCCACCAGCACCTCCGAAACCTCTTTGATCGCCACTTTCATCTCCCGACAATTCGCTACCAGAAGCTCCACCTCCTCCACCTCCGATGACATAAACTGTAATATATTTTGTTCCTGATGTTGGAGTATAAGTGGTGCTGCTATTAAATGATTGTATGTTATGAGAACTTGTACCGCCAGTTGCTGTTGTTAAAGTTGTACCATCTCCAAAATTTATAGTCATAATCGTTTTCTTTTATTGTAGCTTAAACAGGAATCAAAGCTATTTTAAATTTCTTACCAGATCTGTTATTAATCATAAATATATTATTTTTACCTTCCTGTAAAGTCCAATCACCCCAAGAACCATCAACATCATTATTTTTCCCTTCATTAGAAAAGTGCATATCATTTACATATAAATTTTCCCATCTTGCAGAAGAAGAACCTAAATCACGAGTACCACTTGGAAGTATATTACCCCCAACAGTTACCCCAGCGGAAGCATTAAAGTTTGCAATTTCTACATTATCAGACCAAATTTCTAGTTGACCATCACCATCTTGAGCAATACCTGTATCACTGTCACCGATTGCCAGAAAAACAGCTTTAGTTGCAGGGGTTCCACCGGGCGTAGTATTAAAACCAAAATCAGTACCAGTAAAAGATGTAAGGCTTGAAGCCGTAACACCACTTGCTAGTGTATTACCAGTTAAATTAGCAGCACCTACAGTCGGTGCTCCAAAACTAAGCGTTCCAGAGCCATTTGTAAGTAATGCCTGTCCACTGCTGCCATCAGCAGTAGGTAGTGTAAGAGTCAAGTTGCTAGTAATATTATTAGCAGCTTTAAAACCTAAATAATTACTATTGTTAGCATCTTTCCATCTTAATTCTTTGCTAGAGTTTATATTTATTCCTGTACCATCTGCATAAAACACCTGAGTTCCATCTGAAGTAAAACTTACTCTATGAGAAGAACCTTTAAAAATACCAGTATTTGTCTGACCAAAATTTATTGAAGGAGCAGTAGCAGAACCAACTGGCAACTGTAAAACTCCTGTCATTGTTCCACCAGTTGTAGCCAGTAATCCTAAATTTGGGGTATCTACTGGACCAATAGTTGTAAAATCATTATTTGATGAATTTCTAATCTTTAATTTATTACCATCACCAGTATCAACAAAAGGCATAAAAGCTTCTGTATTTGATGGATCGCTACCACCACTGTTTAATGTTTTTATAGCATCAAATACTGCATTTAAATCAGATCTAACAGAAGCACCTGAAGCATTTGCTATGTTGTAATCTGTTACCTGACTCATGTTAATAGCTGTTTTTTATATATTACACCCCTTTACCGTAACCGACAGCTTGAAAGGTGAAGTTTCTATCTACAAAACTGGAACCATTTTTTATATTTACAGTGAATCCAGTTCCCAAAACATTTGTAATAGTAAAGAAATCGCCTGATTGAGCATTTTCAATAGTGATTCCTACGGTTGGCAAAAAGGCATTTGCACCTCCTAAAGATGACGTTCCAACAAAGAACGGTGTCCCAAAAGTAACTGTTTTTGCAGAAGTGCCAGAACTTTGTGGTGCGGTAGATGTTCCACTGCCTGTCTGATAGTTCTGTTCTGTTCTTGATTGAAATTGTGCAATAAATCCTGCTTGTTGAACATTTATATTTTGTGCAGTATTAGTAGTTGTAAGTATTAACTTGAATTTAAATCTACGACCTTTAAATGTACCATTTGCAAAATTGTTAAAAGCACCAAAACTACCTGATGCTGTCTGTGATGCTGCGACCTGTATCTGACAACTGGCTTCGTCTGCTGCTGCACCATCAAAATTATTATCAGTTGCATAATCATCCCATTCTATTCCAGGCAGTCCGGGTATTAGTGTTTCAATATCCGTACCAATGTTGAAACCTACAACTTGTAATTTTCTTTTTAACTCAAGAGAAAACACAGCTCCAAGGTCAACGATAGAAGCAAACTCATACTCACCTGTTGCATTATTAGCTGGATTTGTAAGCTGCAACGCTTCAGCAGTACTATTGAAAGTTGTATTGGTCGTTGTTCCACTGAAAGGTGTACTTAATAAATCTTCCCTTTGAGTAAGAATTGTCTGTGTATCTATTAAATCTGGAAGATCAACAATTATACTTGTTTCAGATGTACTGAAATTACCGTTATCATCTTCATATTTGAGAATATATTCACCCTCTAAAAAAGGAACTATTGCATCTGTTGAATTACCACTTAAGGCAGTAATTAAATCTACAGAATTTTGAAATGTACCAGAACCATCAGTCAAATTGCTATGTCTTACATAAACACGACCACCATGTATAACATCAGCATCAGTTGATCTATTCCATCTTAATCTTACTAACTTATTAGTTACGGGTTCTATTGATAAATTTTGAACAGCAGCAGGAGGAGTTGTTTTACCAACAGCATTAAATGTTAAATCTGTAGATGTGGCAGAAATTTTTAGAGCAGCATTATAAGAAAAAACCCTAAATTCATATGCACCTTTTTGTGAATTGATAATTTCAAAATCAGGTCTGAATACAATTTCACTAATCCAGTTTGTATTATTGAATCTATATTGAACTAAATATTGAGTAACTCCAGTAACAGGAACCCAAGACAATATTATTTTAGAAATAGCCAAAGCATTTATAACAACAATTCTTTCAGATGCCTGTAAATTACCAGGTGGATTTCTAGGTTGATTTAACAGGGATATATTACGATCAGGTAAGTCTGTACCTTGCTCGATGTTGGCATATTTTCCTGACAAATAAGTTAACGCTGTAATCGCATAATTTATACCATCTTGCTCTTCAACTGTTATTACTCTAAAAGTTTGATGAAATGAAGTGGATTTGTGTAACAACCATACAGTATTTACATTAGGTGTTTGTGATAGTGCTGAATCTAAATGTATAACAGAACCTACAATTCCAGAACTCGATGAAACATCTCTTGTTTCTAAAGTTCCATTGGGTAACATAACGCTACATTTGTGGTCAGTACCACTACCCATAAAATCACTTAAGTCCTGAGCATTATCAACAGTTATTTGAGTTTTAGCAGTATTTATGGATTTTAGTCTGCCTGATCTTCTGACTCCGCTTCTCACTGGGTCGTTAATTCTAATTACACTGCCAGGTCTGACAATAGCTCCTGCATCAATCGAAGTAGTAAAACTGACAACTTCAGATTCCTGTTGCTCACTGAATAATATTGCTTTACCTAATCTAAATGCCTGACCTCTTGATGTACAGGCAAATGCTTTTACATCCTTCTTTACTATTCCGAGTTTTGCTTGAGCAGCAGTATCTTCTACAACTTCATAATCTATTTCCCTGCTATCCATATTGAAATAACTAACAGAAATAACTGTATGTCTTTGCTTTAAACTGCTACCAGAATATGAAAAGCCACCTTCACCTACGTTTGCCAAACTAAATAAATAACTTGGATCTGTTGGTTTGTCTTGGGTAAGAGTTATTGAACCTGTCTGCCATATAGGGAAAGCCCTCATAACACCAGCTAACTCATTAATTAAGGTATAGGCTTCTGTTGTACCCTGTATATTTACATTGCAACTAAATCTAGCCTCCAAGCCTCCTCTACTATCATTAACTTGTTCATTTGCATATCTACTTGCTGCGACAAAACTATATAAATCAAGCGAACTGTCTGTTATATGCGTTCCAAAGCCATATCTTTCAGTTGTGAGAAGGTCAAGCAAAATTAAAGCAGGACATGAACACCATTGGGCTGAACCCATAACACCATTAAACACATAGTTTGCTGGATATATTACTCTGCCAGTTTGTGGGTCAATTGTAGGCGTCAAACCACCATTTGGTGCTGGTATTTTTACCTTCACACCGCGAATACGAAAGGCTCTTTTTGGTATAGAACTAAACTGTTCAGAATCTAGTCTTAAATTTGTATATGCACTATTTGGATAAGTTTGTTTATCATCAATAATTTCTGCGATGCTTGTAAAAGCAAACTCATCTTTTAGATTATCGGATGTACTATCTGCTGTTACCCTTACAACTCTTATATCAACAGGAAATGCACCAGTTATATTTACACGATACTCTTTTTGGTACGCATCAGCACTTCTACCTGTAATCGTGTCAGAAATAATATCATTAAAACCACCACTGTTATATTGAACCTGTATTTTTAAATCAACAGAAGATCCTAATAAATCGTTTTGATCTGTTGCCTTTTGAAGTTGAGGAAATGTAATTGTTACCTTCGCAGCATCAACATTAGTATTGGTTATCTGACGAGTTACAGGAGCAGAAGTTGTAACAGTAACACCAACACCAGTGGTTGATTCACTACTTTCAATTCCAGGAATATGAGTTTGGTTTGCTATACCTTCCTTAAACGCAAAACTTACATTTTGAAAATTAAAGTCTGCCGTTCCAGGTGATGTATTACTTGCACTAGCGTTAAGAATAGGAGTGTCGTTTAAAAATATATCTTTCAGTGCTGCGTTGTTATAAGCTGTAGTTCCTTTTGTTAGACCTGCTTTTGATGGGGTTGCAAAACCTTCGATCTCTCCTTCAGATAACAAATCCTGTATTGATGCAAACTGTCTACTGTTTAAAGTATCAGGTGCTCTTGTTGGGGATGGTGGAGTGGGAGGAGGACCACCAGAACCTCTAATAATTTTATCTGTCATGCTGTTACCTGATTAGTGTCAATACCAGCAGAAATTACAACTGATCCTGTTACTATCTCACCATAAACTATTGGATGTGAAGTACCAGCCCTTGATGTATTTTGAACACCAGAAAAATTAAATGATATTCTTGGATCTTCTTCACTACTAAAATCTTTTGGTTCAGGTAAAGGGAATAACATTTCAGATACTCCAGTTAAAACTAAAGAAGCACCTAAATAAACAGCACTTTTAGCAAGAAAACCTGCGTTTGCAAATCCAAAACCTTTAGCAGAAAAAGATAATGCTGGACTAGCGATAAATGCAACACCTATTAAGGCAGCACCTAATAATATTTTTCCTAAACCTCTACCGCCAGCACCAGTAATAACAGGAACAATACTTATATCAGATTGTCCTATAGGATCATGTATCTCAGTCTCATCAATATCATAGTCTCCAATAAGTACTTGATAATATCTA